AAATTTTTCAATTTCTTCTTTTGTCTCATCTTTCAATGAAATATTTTCTTCTTCGGTCATAACAGAATCCATACAAGAAATAATTACTTCCATGACTGTTTCTGTTTGTGACTCTGAATTCATATTACCGATTTTTTGAATAAAATCGACATATGTCGGATATTTTAATTTTACTGCAATCTGATCGGTTAGCTGAATAATCTTCTCACCTTCAGTAACTTCCATTGTCACATCATCTAAATTAATATTGATATCATTTGCAGTATTACACTGTGAACAATTAATCTGTAAATCAATTTTCTCGCCAACAGACTTTGCACGAATCTGAGTAAAGATATAATCTACGTCGAACGTTGTTAATTTACTTACGTCAACATTTTCAATGCAAGATTTTAATGTGTCAAGAATAGCATTAATAACTTGCTTCTTATCCTGGCTTTCATAAGCCAACATAAGGATTTTTTGTTCTTTAACCAAAAATGGTCTATACTTTAATTTTTCTTTTGTTGAAGGTACTTTCAATTCATACGCAGGTGCTGCGTTTAACGAAGGCAATGCCATGATTTAATCTCCTAGATTCCAATGCTTGCACTAATAAAGTTTTGAGAAGGTTTAGCTCTTTTCCAGTTTGTGAATGTTAATGAAACTGACATTTCAACGATACCATCTAAATCATTTGAAAATGTAATTTCGTTTACTGTGGTTGGAAATGCTTCAATCAGTTCTACTGTATAAACACTTCCCCCACCTAGTCCTACGTTTGCACTAATCGGGCCAAGGCTTCCTGAGAAACCAATTTGTGGTTTTCTTAGCTGATGAATCTTTACCGTCTTAGCATAGTCATCTTTGTATTTAACACTTTGTGAAAGTTTTTTTCCGCTTTCACCATATCCGTCATCAATAATAAGGCTAAACCATTCATCAAAATAGTTTTTAATACTATAGTCGTTTAACATATAAAATGCTAAATTGACATCGGTGACAGCATACCCATAAGCGATTTTTTCATTATTCATACCAATTCTACGATCGGCAGTCAAAATTTGTTTTCCCGGTAAAGATGCACCGCGACAAAGGGTATTAAGCTCTCGGCTGTTTGGTAACCGATCTGGTGTTAATCCCGGGATCGATGGAATAAATGCTTCAACATTTTCTGTAACCGATGATGCTAAAGAACCGGCTATTCCACCAAGACCAAAATTCTTTTTACCCGATGATGCTGATAATGATGGCAACTCAATTAAATAGTTATTTGTTCTAGCAAAACCAAGCTTTGATGATGCCATTCCTTTTAATTCGTTGATTGTAGACATTACTTAATCATCCGCTTTGAATTTGTGTATACTGTTGACGCGTTAGCTTTTTCAAACTGCGCTGTCGGTAAAAATGTTGCAATTTCCCATTCAGGTTTATCTACTAAAGCAAACCTACTTTTTACGTGATCAGTCAAATAGTGTTTGATCATTGGTGTAATGTATTTACTTGGTACTTTTTTTACTGCTAGTTCTTTATTATCTTCTGCTAACAAATTATCTAATACGACTGCTCTTAATGTTGGTGGAAGATAATGTAGATTTAAGCCATAAAATCCCCCTTCAGCCGGACCAATCATTATAATTAGCGGAAACTTATCATAATATGGAAGGGTCTTTTTATGTTTTGGATCGTAGAAAAACATATACATATTTCCTACAGGATCTTTCATACTTGTCTGAAGTTTAACTGCTTCATCATTCATAATTGATTTGCCTACACGACCAAGCTGAGTGGCTTTACGTCTAAACCAATCCATTGATTCTTTTGTGCGAGGCTTGATACCAGCTCGAAACGCCTCGATTTCTAGCTTTTGAAATAAATTGCTCATGATGTTATTTATAACTATTTTTTAGATTTTTTCTTACGGTATGGGGGTAATCTTTTTAATGGTTTTTTAATTTTACCTGGCATCTTCTTTGATAGTAATCCCATTTCAATAAGTGTATCTTCAGTCCAGATTTGAAATTCCCATTTACGATCTTTACAGTATTCTTCAGCCGCTTCCCATTTGTTCATATTTTTAATGTATGTTAAGCCTTCATTAATATATCTCTTTGTCCGCCTTTCTCCAGTTGGGGGTTTTGTTTCTTTATCGGGTTTAATTTCAATAAGCAACGTTTTATCTTCTAAAACAATTTTGAGATCAGGAAAATAGCGGTGATACTTTTTATCGACATCATAATAATAAGGAATAATAATTTCTTCTGAAGACCATGCTTTTACTTTTGGATTTGTGTCACACCAAATAAAGCAATACTTTTCCCACATCGATCGATATACTATTGAATCAGGATTGCCCTGATATTTATGTCGATTGATTACTTGATAACGTCCAGAATATGCCATAGAACCATATAAATAAAAATAAATTAATTCTATCTATAGGTTTATACATGGCACTAAGTTACCCGCTTGAACTAGAAGAAAATCCAGACTTTTATCGGTCAATGGTTGAGCTAACATGTTATAAGACAGAACCAGTGCCTATTGTAAAAGCTGTTGCTGCGGAATCACTACCTAAAACAGAAGAAGGTGAAATTGATGCACTTTCTTATTTAAGATCAGCTGGCTCTGGAATTGTAAACATACTTGATGCAGGCAGTCGAGCAGAATTAAAAAAAGTAATTCCTACGAATGAAAATGGCGAATCGATAGTAGCAAAAGAAAAAATTAATCGTGCACCAGGTGTAGAATCAATTAAATTGTATATGCCTGTTGGATTTTCACAAGCTGATACATTTAGCTATGATGTCTCTACAGGACTTGGTGCAGCAGCTGCGTTAGGATTAGGCGTAGCACAAGCTGGTGGAGGTGTAGCTGGAGCTATTGGTGCTGCAATTAGTGAAGGTACTGCTGGTATTTCTGATCTTTTTAAAGGTGTGTTAGGGTCCGGCGCAATTGGTCCTATGGCAGCTGCAAGACTTGGTAGTACTGTTGGAGGGCAAGCAGGTAATGCTATTGAACTCGCTGGTCAAGCAACAACTAATCCAAATATTAGAGCCGCGTTTAAAGGCGTCGGCCCACGTAGATTTCAATTTTTGTTTAATATGATTCCTAGGAATGGAAAAGAATCCTCACAGATTGTACGAATTATTGATACTTTAAGAAAATATTCGTATCCTAAAGATTTGCCAGAAGGCTCGGCGGTCTCACTTGCATATGAATATCCTTATTTATGGAGAGTTGTTCCTAAAGTTAAAACTAATGCTGGGTTTGAAGTACAAGCTGGAACACCTATTAAATATTGTTTTATTGAATCAATTTCAGTTGTAAATAATCCGATTGGTAATAATACGTTTCATGATGATGGCATGCCAGTTCAATTTGATTTGTCACTTAATTTTGTTGAGTATAGAACATTGTCTAGATCAGAATTTAAGAATGGAAAAGAAATACCTTATTCAGCAATTGAAGGCGATGCAGAAGGATCTTCAAAAGCAGCTACAGCTGGTGCAGGTGGCAATGGCGTAGGAGAAGGTCCGCAAAATGTTAATGTTAGTGCAAGATACGGCGATGTTCCCCCAACATTTTAGGAAAAATTATGAATTATTTTAAATATTTTCCACAAGCCTTATACAGATTCGGTGACGAAACGAATCCAGATGTATTTCGTAATCTAACGATCTACACTGAGATTTTAGATGAAATTAAAGATAAAAGTAGTTTTTATATTAATTATTATGTTCAAGAATTTGAGAGGCCGGATCAAGTATCATATAAACTTTATGATACAACAAATTATCATTGGACGTTTTTTGTGATGAATGATCATCTTCGCGAGAGAGGATGGCCGTTAACAAACCGCGAATTAATTCAAAAAGCTCAAGACGATTACTCAAAAAAGACTCTTACAACAAATACAAAATTAACTGATCGTTTTAAAATTGGTCAGACGATTCAAGGAAGTACATCTGGTGCAACCGGTACGATTCACCATAGACATATTAATTTAGGGCAGCTAGTTCTTTCAAATGTTTCTGGTACATTTGTATCAGGTGAAGTTGTAACGTCGACGAGTAATGATACTATCGAGTCAATTATTGTTAGAAGTTTTGAAGATGAATATAATTCAGCACATCACTACGAAGATGCTAGTGGAAATTGGCAAGATTTAGGATTGAGTGAATCCGGTGGATTACAAAATCCTGGTGCACTTTTGACTGAGGTAACATATTTAGATCGATTGATTACATTTAATGATGAACTGAAATCAATTCGTGTTATTAATCCAGCATATATCACGACAATTATTCAAAGATATAGAGAGGCGTTAAGAAGTTGACAACTCAAAATGTTGGTGACGGCTATGGTTCTGATTTTAGTTTTCAATCGATTATTATAGAATCTGATCGCCTCGATAAAATCATAGAAATCAAAAACTCGATGACTGATTTAGATATCTATGAACATCTAGATAAGCCGTATTTGACTGGTACACTTACATTTATTGATAACTTAAATATTTACTCTCAAATCGATATTCTTGGTGCAGAAAAAGTTACTATAAAACTAAAGAGTACTAGAGAAGATTCACTTCAAATCAGTAAAACATTTTTTGTATCAAAAGTTATGGTGGCTGAAAAAGGCCAAGAAAATGTTGATATGATTATGATTCACCTGATTGAGGATATTGCATTTTATTCGAATATACAAAATCTAAACAAGAGCTATACTGGAAATACATACGATATTATTCAAAAAATTAGCAATAACTTTTTAGATAAAAATGTATTAGTTGGTGAGAATAAGCCGAAGCAGTCGATTAAAACAATTATACCAAATCTTAATCCACTTGAGGCAATGTCTTGGTTAAAGAACCGGGCTAAAACTTCTGAAGGATACCCGTTTTATTTGTTTTCTTCATTAACTGGTGATGATCTTTTATTTGTAGATCTTGGTACAATGTTAAGTGAGAAAGTAATTAATCCATACCCATATCGGTATGGTGAAGGTGTTAGAAAATCAAATGACCCTAACGTTAAAAGACGTATTATTAACAAATATATTCAAAAAGATATTGAGGATCTTTACACTCTCATATCAAAGGGATTGATTGGTTCTCAATATGAATATATTGATGTCTTAAAAAATAAAAGACGATCTTTTCATTTTGATATTCATAGTGACCTCCTTGTTCCACTAGCAGATAAAGGAGTGTTACAACAGAATCAGCCGAATGCTCTTTATTCGAATGATTATAAACTTAATGAAAAATCACTTGATGATTACAATAGCCGTGTTATAACACACATTGGTGGAATTGATCCTTATCGAGTTTCTGATGAAGACACACACCCGCTTGCGTACGGGGAAAGTAGAACACTTGCTGATTATAAGTTGAATGTTATATCAAATGCAATGGATCAACTTATGAAAAAAGCTCCAATGACATTAGACATTCCAGGAATTGATTTCATTGATGGAGATAAACAGTCTACAGTTGGATGCCAAATTCGTATTGAGTTTCCTATCAACTTGCCGGGAAAAGCACCAGATGCTCCATCGATAGATACTAAAAAATCAGGCGATTATCTCATCTTTGCTGCCAGACATAAATTTAAAATTGAAAGATATGACCTCACATTATCTTGTCTTAAACTAGCTAATTATAGAAGTCAGGTATGATACCAGAAAGATATAAAGATTTTTACGGAGATCAAGTCCGATGGTTTACTGGATTGGTTGTTGACATCAATGACCCGATCCAACTTGGCCGGATTAAAGTAAGAATTTATGGCGTACATTCAGATAATAAAGTAGATATTCCAGATGATGCTTTACCATGGGCACAGACTGTTACACCATTAACTGAAGGTGGAACTACTGAGTGGGGAAATCCATTAGGAGTTCAGCCAAATGCATTAGTATTTGGATTCTTTATGGATGGACAAAGTTCACAACTTCCATTAATAGTTGGTTCTTTACCAAAATATGAAGGCCCTGATAGAGATATTAAATCTGTTAACAGATTGGCCCGTGGTACGAATACCATTACAAAAACACCAAATACTATTATTGGCGAACCTGATCCTTCATATGCTGCAGAATATCCACATAACAAAGTAACACAAACAACATCTGGGCATGTTATCGAAATTGATGATACACCAGATGCAGAACGAATTCATATCTTCCACAAATCTGGCACATTTGTTGAGATGAGGCCAAATGGAGATGTTGTTACTCAACAAAAAAATGGATGGAGAAGTGTTACCGGAAATGATAAATTATATGTATCAAATGATTTAGATATACAAGTTGCTGGCAACTTAAATATTGAAGCAAATACTGGTACAATTCAAATTGGATCTGGTGATGTTGTTGCATCAAATATTTCATTAGTAAGTCATATTCACAATAACCAAGATGGACCGCTAACCGGTCCTGGACCAACATCTGCACCATTAGGACCAGGTGAAAGTGTCTTAGTATCTGAAGCGGCAGCTGCGGCAGAAGCAGCTATAGTAGATCCCCTATTAACGTCAATTGTCTTTGATACGTGATATAAATAGAGACAAGATTTGGAGTTTATATGTCAATTAATATTACATTAGCAGAAACTGCTTTACAGACAAAATTAGATACATTAGCTGCGTCTGATGATTTTTCTAAATTTGTATATGGAATGAAAGCAATTGAGCAACTCAATACAATTGTAGTTTCGAAATTTGAAGAAATAGTAGATCTCCCAGCTGCCGGTAGTTTTCCAGGTAGAGTCGCATATGTAGAAGAGACTCAAATCATTTATTTTTCAAATGGAACTCGTTGGGTTGCATTTGCTACATCGCAAAATCCGGATTTTAATACACAACTTCTTGATCCCATTGTACCTACCACAATTGATTATGAAAACATTACATCTGCTGCAGCGCAAACCGAAGATTATGGAGCAGTAAGTACTGCAGATGCAGAAACAGTTGTTGACCTTGGATTTGACTTAGACACAGAAAGCCCTGGTGCACAAGGTGATATTTACATTGATCCGGACGATTGGACGTTTACAATTTATGATGGCTCAACTAAACAAGGTATTAAACACCTTAGAGCTGATATGAATAACCGTAATTTTAAAACAATGAGTGCAAGTAATCAGGGAATGGCACAGCTCTACAAAGACGATACAACGACTACGACTGGTGCTCCTGTTACAATTCCAATGACTGGCACACGAATCAACGATACTCGAATGGGTTCATTAGTCAGCGGTTATTATCAAGTAACATATGAAGGTTGGTATGAAATCCGTATGGACGGACATGTATCAGGAGATTGTTGGATTGGATTTGGAACAGAAGGAGATTACTCAACTTCTGAAGGTCCAGCATCTGGCGGACCTGATCCGTTTACAATGCAATATGTTGATGAGCAAGGATTGTTTAGATTAGAAAGAGTAGTCTATGCTCCAATCGGTGTTACTATTAGACCATATCTCTTTCCGCCAAATACTACAAGTGATCGATCAGTATATGGTGGATCAAATTGGGTGGCTGACAATGTGAATACTAACTTTACATATTTGACACAAATGAATATTCGGTATCTTGGTCGAGATACCGCAACAGATGACTATCAGGTATAAACATGGCAAGTACGCGATTAAGATTGAGAAGAGGCACAACGATTAACCATCAATCGTTTACCGGTGCAGAAGGTGAAGTAACATACGATACTACACTTGATACACTTCGAGCTCACGATGGGGAAACGGTATCTGGTCATGTAATAGCCCGAGCTGATTATCCACGTGGATGGATTCGTTCAGAACATATTTTAAATGATGGTACGTATACTATTATTGGAAAAACCGATTTAAAAAGAATTGAAATTCATGTGTGGGGTGGAGGAGCTGGAGGCTGGACTGCTACAGGCGGCGGTGGTGGCGGATCCGGTGGATATGGATATCGGGTATTAGATATATCCGATATAACAGAAACCGATGGGTTAGTAACCGTTACTATTGGTCAGGGTGGTACAGCAGGAAATCAAGGAACTACTAGTTCATTTGGATCATATATAACCGTGACCGGTGGTAATTTTGGAAATTCAAGTGGAGTTGGTGGAACTCCAGGAACCACATCAGGAACAAACACTATTGATATGGGCGGATTCTGTGGAATCAATGGTGACGGTTCTTCTATTAATGGATTAGGAGGTGGACCTGGTGGTTCAACTGGAAATGCAACAGGATATCGCGGAGCGGGTGGAGGAGTCAATGGCTCTGGAGCTCAAGGATCTGTATTAATACGTGAAATTTACGGAGAAGTTTAATGGCAATTACTGAACTTAAATTAAGAAGAGGTACCACTACAGATCATCAGAGTTTTACTGGTGCTGAAGGTGAGATTACAATCGATACAAGTAAGGATACACTTGTTGTTCATGATGGAACAACAGTTGGTGGTCACCCTCTTTCAAAAGCATCAGAAGCAAAAGGTTGGACTACTAGAGAACATTATATTGCTAATGGTACGTGGACTAAAACTGGCAAAGCTGGATTAAAAAGAATTGTAGTATACGTTTGGGGCGGGGGCGGTAGTGGCGCGAATACTGCAAATGACATTGCCCCTGGTGGTGGAGGCCAAGGCGGTCATGGTTATATTATATTAGATGTTGATAATGTGACCGATAACGTTGCTATTACTATTGGTGATGGGGGAGCGCGCGCGAGTGGCGATGCCACCGGTAATACCGGTGGAACAACTTCATTTGGCTCTTATATTTCTGCAACTGGTGGTCCTGGTGGTGTATATGGTAATAACAACGTGACATATCCGACTGGCGGTACTGTAAGTGGTTTAACACTTACAACTTCCGGAGGGAAAATAACAGCTGGAGCGGTTGATATGGGCTCTTTTGGTCCAACGACTGGTGCGTCCTCACTGAATGAAAATTGGGAATTTTTTGTTGTCGGTGGTGGTCCAGGTGGTGGTTCTGGAGTATCTGGCGGCGGTAATGATGACGATACAAATCCGTGTGACGGGTTCGGATATCAAGGAGCTGGTGGTGGAAGTGCTCAGAGTAATTTTTCAGGGAAAGGTGCTCAAGGCTCTGTTTTAATTGAAGAAATTTATGGAGAAGTTTGATGGCGTTAAAATCTTATCTTAAACTATCTAATAATATAGTGATTAATACTGAAATATGGGATACTGAACCACAAAATGCTGGAAATATTTCATATATTGAAACAACTGGAAATGTTGGAATAGGCTTTGAAAAAAAATCTGATCACTGGTATTATCAATATGATGAAGGCGATTATGTCAAAGTTGGTTTTGACGGCAGCGTAATTGAAAGGGTTAAACCTTCAGATTCTGCCTAATTTCTATTATAAATAACCATAGAATATTTAGGAAAGTTCTATGGCTAAAGCATTTTCAATCGAAGACGGAAATCTAGCGAATGTACCGCTTACCAGTTCCGTTACTCGCACATACAAAGATATTGACCTGACGTTTGCCAAACGGCCGTCAGGTGATGTCTATAAAAAGACAGATGCTGCAGCAGTAAAGCAATCGGTTAAAAATATTTTAATGACAAACTTTACTGAAAAGCCATTTCAACCTACATTTGGTGGTAACCTTAATAATTTTCTTTTTAACCTGTCAGAAGAATTTGATGACTTCGAAATTCGTGAACAGGTTACACTTGCGATTAATAACTATGAACCGAGAGCTCAGGTACTTGATGTAAAATCCAGATTACAACCAGATCAAAATTCAGTGAGCATTCAAGTTCAGTTTAGGATTCTAAACACGGCTACAGTAGAAACAACAAACGTGACTCTTACGAGGTTAAGATAAATGGCTGTCATTCAATCGACTGATTTAGACTTTGATACTATCAAAGCTAATTTAAAAACTTATCTACAGAATCAGCCAGAGTTTGCTGACTATAATTTTGAAGGTGCTGGTCTTTCAAATATTTTAGATGTCTTAGCATACAATACTCATATCAATGGCTTAGTTGCAAATATGGGTATTAATGAATCTTTTCTTTCATCTGCACAACTCAGAGCATCAGTTGTTGGGCATGCCGAAGTTTTAGGATATAATGTTAGATCACGCACTGCAGCGATGGCATCAGTTCGACTTTCCATTGCAACAACTGATTCAGTTACACCAACGGTTAGTATTCCAAAGGGAACATTATTCACAGCAAGCATCGATGATGTATCATATACATTTAGAACACTTGAAGCATATACGGCAAACAATGATGGAACTGGTAATTTTGTTTTCCAAACTTCAGATGGTTTAACATCGATTCCTATTTACGAAGGAACAGAAAAAACAAAAACATTTATTGTCGGCGATACCAATGATTCTCAAGTTTATGTTATTCCAGATACAACAATTGATACGTCGACATTAGTAGTCAACGTATTTGATACAACATCATCTTCATCATTTACTCCGTATTCAAGTGTAAATAATGTCGTAAGAATTAACTCTGATTCTACAATTTATATTATTAAAGAAGTTCCAAATGGATATTATGAATTAACATTTAGTGACGGTAATATTTTAGGTAAAGCACCTTCTGCTGGAAACAAAATTGAGGCGACATATCTCAGTTCAAAAGGTGCTGCAGCAAACAATGGTTCTGTATTTGTAGCTGACGAACAAGTAGAAGTAAACACTGTTCCTTATACATTAAATGTTACTACAGTATCAAATTCAGCAGGCGGTGATGAGAAAGAATCTGTTTCGTCGATTAAATTAAACGCACCAAGAGCTTTTTCTACACAACAAAGGCTTGTAACGGCTGATGATTATAAAGCAATTATTTTACAAAGATACTCCTCAGTTTTAGATGATGTAACAGCATGGGGTGGAAACGATAACGTTCCTCCAATTTATGGAAGAACATATGTTGCATTAAAGTTTAAAACTGGAATTTCAGCTGACGTAAAACAAACGACAAAGAACTCAATTGTCAGTGCTTTATCTAATAACCTTGCAATCATGTCTATTGATACCGTTTTTTCTGATCCGACAGAAACATTCTTGGAATTTACAACTACATTTAATTTTGATCCGGATCAAACTGGTACAACCCTACAAACAACTGAGGGATTGGTTAATAGTACAATATCAAATTTTGTTTCAACAAATTTAAATAGCTTTGGTAAAATATTTAGAAGATCTAATCTCTTAGCACAAATTGACGATCTTTCTCCGGCAATTCTTAACTCTCGCATGGATGTCAAAGTTCAGCAAAGATTAGTAATTGCTGCTGATGAATTAGGAACTTTAATTGATAAAACTGTTAATTTCCCGGTAGCAATTGCTGCAGCAGATGATGTTAATTTCAGAATTACTTCTTCGAAGTTTATTTTTAATGGTGTAAAATCATCAATTAGAAACCAATTAGGAAATACAAAACTTCAAGTTGTAGCAGCTTCTGATGGATCGTTACAGGCTGATAACATTGGTGAGTATGAACCAGAAAATGGAAAGGTAGTTTTAAGAGGATTAAATATATCATCATTTGAAGGTTCTGCTATTAAAATTTCAGTAGTTCCAGCAAATCAAAGCACAATTAAACCACTAAGAAATTACATACTAAATATTGATACATCACTTTCAACGGCTAGAGGTGTGGTTGATTATCAGACCACTCGTGTTACTCTATGACGCATTTAATAGAAGATACAGGTAGACGAGATCTTAGCTTTTCTCAGGCAAAGGTTAAAGATGTTTTACCCGAATATTTTCTATATGATTATCCAGATCTTGTTAAATTCCTTGAAGCATATCACCAATTTTTAGATAGCGATGGTGATCAAGCATTTACTACTGAAATTAATAATCTATATGCGGCTAGGGATATTAACCAAACAAGCCTTGCAAATCTAGATCAGCTGATTCGTGAAATCGGTAATGGATTACAATCTGCGTCTTTTTTCCAAAGCCCAAGATTAATGACAAAACTTTTAGCAGAGTTCTATCGTGCAAAGGGATCTGTTGTTTCAGCTGAAGGTTTTTTCAGAGCATTTTATGGACAAGAAGCAACCATTGAATATCCTAAGGTAAATATCCTTACTATTAATGATGCAGATAATAATTTCTTAGATCATAAGATCGGCTATGAATCACTTAAATTTATTCAAGATAATAGAAGATACCAGATTTTTTCAATATTAATTAAAACCGGTTTATCTACTTCAGAATATGAAACGCTTTACAAAAAGTTTGTGCATCCAGCTGGATTTTATTTTGAAGGCGAAGTATTACTTGAAGCAGTTGGTGATTTTGATGACTCTGCACTGACCGGTGTAGATTCTGATGAAATTCGTGGTATATCTGCAGTCGGACCAAAACTAGTCGATGTTGCAGCATTTGCTACTGCTTCACCATTTGCACAATTAACAGGATTAATCGATTCCGCAGGTACCGATTTCAGAGTTGGAGTAGATCAATTAGTCAGTTTGTATCAAGACTTTACCGCAACAGAATTAAATGGCTTCTACGATACTGTTGCTCAAATGATATCACCAAACTCATTCAAGTTTGATGATAGTGATACTGTTAGACCAGATACTACATTAACTGTAGAAACAATGGATAACACAATGTTTACTCGATACACCAGTGACTCGTCGTATTGATATAAATAAACATATAAATTTTAAGGGTGTAAAATGGCACGTCAAAATATTTCAACAGGATCTGCAGCAAATGACGGAACGGGTGATACTCTTCGTCAGGCAGCTCAAAAGATCAACGAAACATTTGTAGAAATCTACCAAAAATTTGGTGGAGACAGTGATATATTATCACCTGTTGTTTCATTTGATAACACCGGTATTAAAATTAATTTAGGTAATTCATATACATTAACTGCTGCTGGAATACCTGCTGCAGATAGAACTGTATTTTTACCCGATGCAAATGGTACTGCAATTTTAGATACCGCAACTCAGACCCTTACAAATAAAACATTAACAACTCCTACAATTTCATCACCTAAAATTACTACAGCAATTAATGACACAAACGCTAATGAATTAGTTAAGTTTACTTCTACCGCATCTGCCGTTAATGAAATTACGATAATTAATGCTGCATCAGGAAATGATCCTGTTATTAAAGCCTCAGGTGAGGCAAATCGCAATCTTCATCTAAAAGGTAATTCGACAACTGGTGCAGTGATTCTTGAAAGACTTGCTCTAGATACTGTTGATCAAGGATCAAGCTCTACGTTACTTATTACTGCAGCACATACATTTCTTTCGGGCACTACTCCAGTGAGTGTAGGTGTCCCGGATGGAACTATAGACGGCCAATTAATAACAGTATCAAATAGGAAAGGTTCGAACGTTAATCTAACACCTACTAGTTCGAATATAGCAGGTGTTACTACCCAAATTACATTAAACGATAACGAAACAGTAATGTTATTATGGGATGGTTCTTCAGAATGGTTCGTAATGGGTGGAAATGGATACGCAATATCTTAATAGGAAAGACAAATGCCAGCGATTTTAACAGATACACTTAAGAAAAATGTAGCAGAATTACTCTTGAATCAAGTTCAAGATGCTGCAGATTCGTTTGAATATTATATTGGTGTTGGTAGATCACATCCGTATCCGAATGATGATGCTATTGTAACACCAGTTAGAAATATTTTAGAAGAAAGGGAAGCCCGTAATAATCTTCAATCGGTAAAAAAAGTAACAGCTTCTTCATTTGTAATCCCTAGAAGAAACTGGTCTTCAGGTACAATTTATTCTGCATTTGATGATTCTCAAGTTGGTATTCCTGATAATACTTATTATGTGTTAACAGAAGATAACGGCGTATAT